CAGCTTTGATTACATACCAATCTGTCTTAGCTAACAATCCTGCAGCTTGTGCATTAAATTTATTTTTATAAAAAGTTTTAAGACCATAGTTAACTATTTGATTACCTTTATCATCTTTTAACTTATCACCATTTTCATCAACTGCATCTTCGTCTGCGAGTTTTTTAGCGGTCGCTGTTCCGTAACTACCTGTTACTTTACCACTACCAAATACATAAGTAATATTTGTATTAATATAAAACTCTTCATCTTTTCTATTAGTGTTATCAATCTCTACTGTGTAAATGCCAATAGCATTTCTTTCTGCTTCGGTCCATAAAGTATAAATACTAGAAGGGTATTGATTCTCTCCTATTGTAATTCCTTTGTTGCCTTTGGGGAATTGTGTAATTGTTCCTGATTCTACTAATGCAAACATATTTACTCCTATGATAATGTTAGGTTAAGATTTCTACCTACCTCTAAAAACTTTGAACCATTGTATCTGTATACAAACAAATCACCTTTACTCGCTGTTGTAGTTAGCGTAGGTGCGGTGTCTTCTGTATGTTCATATGCAGCATTAAATGTAATTGTTCTTGAACCTGTGCCGTCTTGTATAAATAATATAGACACAAACTGCCCTGCTTGTGCATTAGTCGCTGCACCTAATGTTCTGTTACCACCTAGTGTTACTTTTGCTACAGGTGATGTTGATACATCCCATGATATCGTGGATGCATCTGTTAGTGTGGCTTCTGCATTGTAGGCTCCTACATTAAATTTTGCGTTTGCTGATGATAATACAAATCTATCTGTGCCACCTGCTTTAAAATCTATCTGATCATCTGTATCTGCTGTAATACTAGAATCACCATCGACATCTAAGATTAACTCTGCACCATTGATATCTGTATTCATAGGACCACCGACTGCACCAGATATTTCTACAATAAATATTGATGCTCCACTTGCAGGTGCTGTAGTAAATGTAATCTGTGTTCCGCCTGTAGCTAGTGTATAGTCTGTTCCAGGTAATTGAATCACACCATCATGAGATACTAATAGCTGTGCAGGAGAGCCTACCTGTGTTCCTAAACTAAATGTTGTGTTAGAACCATTGTAAGTATTACCACTCGTGTCTAAGACAGAGAAGGTTCCGTTTTTAATTGATTGTCCTATATATGCCATGTTTTATCCCTTAGGGTTATCCGCTCTTACTTTGTTATATGTAGTCTTATAAGCATCCCACTTTGTTGAGTCTCCACCTATTTCTTTTTCACAATAAGCCTCTGCAAAATCTTGTAAAGAAGGATATTCTGCTAATCTATTAATTTTATATTCGTCAGGGTCAGTCCATGCTTCTACTTGTGTCCAATTAATAGTAATTTCATTAGATGAATTATCAAGTGCAACTATATCTGTTTTATCATTTCCATTAATAGTCACTGCATTATTATGAATTGCTCTAATCGCTTTATGTAAATCTGTCATTACGCTAGTATCTCCGTTAATGTAATTATATTAATTGTTCTTGCGTGTTGTGAATTATCTGTATCAGAAGTACCTCTACCATAATATAAAGTTCCCCCACCAATAGCCGCTCCTTGAATTTTATATGTTACTTGCGAACTCGAATTGGGCGAATCTAAAAAGTTGGTATTATAAGGCATATGTGTTGTATCACCAACGTGACCACTATAGGCACTTCCACCAAAACACCTTGTTTTACTACTAGAAGCATCACCTAAAGCAATTTGTGTTGAGTCTCTAAACAATAATGTCGATATTGAATTATCACTAGAACTAACACATAAATTTACAGTTACTAAAACTTTACTACTAGTTGCACTCGGGGTTATAGATGCAGTTAATCCTGTAACATCAACAAAAGAACTTGAAGTAGTTGAAAACACATCTGTTTTAACAGTTTGAACTACCTGTCCCACCTTGCCGCCTCCTGCACCACTTACAGTTCCTGTGAAGGCAAAGTTATCACTTAAATCTATTCCTGTTGAATCTACTTTTGTCTTACTCATCTATCCTCCTATGGTTTAGTAGGCCAAGTTGCGTTCTCGCACTTCTCTACTGTATCTTTTCCTGCAGGTAAGTCTCTTAGATTCTGTCGATATGTTTTCATATCATCACTAAGAGTGCTATCTGATAAAGCTAGATAATCTGTCTCTGCTAATAATCTGTTTCTTTTACTTCTTAATTCAGCCAAGGCTCTAGCAGGAGCTGCATCGGCCCATGCTTTCTCTTCAGCGTCCCTGGCGGTCTCTTCTTCCGCTGTAAATTGGACTTTTACCCCGTTTATATTGTGATATCTTGGCATGATCTCTCCTTTATATCAATTTCTCTAGTTAATTCCATACATTTCTATTGTACCTGAATCTATGTTTCCGCTAGACATTTTAAATTGTATCTCATCTATGGCACTTGTGGTATTAAAATAGCCAGATACAAAAGTATTATTAGTTCTTGGTATTGCACTTTGATAATATTGTGTTGTTGCAATAAAATGTTTTACAAAAGTGGTGCTACTTGGGTCGAATAAAAATAATTCTCCACATAAACTTGAATCATCATCTGCTCCAAAGTTATCTGCTAATCTTTGAAAGTCAGTTCCGTTAGCTTGGTCATTGCCTGTGTCATATCCTAGTGTGCCATTACTTCCGTTTTCATCATGTCTAGATACAAAATATGTTGTTGTCATTGTTTCATTAAATCCTGAACCCCCTGCAGCGTTTCCTTGAAAACGAAGTTCGGCAGTTGCAGAACTATGTATGTTAACAAATCTAAACTTATAAATGTTATATGTGCTATCTATATTACTAGTAAAATCTAATGTGCTACTACTAGAGGCTGTCACTGTAGCTAATTTTTTTTCTGCATACTCTAATCCTGCCACAGAGTTAGTTCCTGTAAAAGCATAATTAGCAGTCAAGTCCATAGATGCAGGTTGAATCTTACTTAATGCCATATAACGCTATCCTCCCTGCATCCATTGTTCCTGAAGATTGTTTAAACTGTATTGCATTAATAGCTGATGTTGTATTAAAATAACCTCCAACACGAATTACATTATTATTATCATTGCCTGTATAGTCACTAGCTGTTGAAAAAAAATGTGTAACAAAAGTTGTATCACTTGGATTAAATAACCATAACTCACCACTAGAACACTCATCATTACCATTGC